GATGTGCCATTTGTAGTGACGGTCACATTTGAAATCGCCGTTACCGTCGTCACTGTGTTGAATGCGCCAGTGACAATGTAGAGCCCAGTAACGTCACCGACGTTGTTCACCAAGCCACCGACAGTGACCAATGCGACGGAATCTGCCAATGAGTTATTGAGCAAAATTTGTATGTTTGCACTTGACGCAAGGCTGAAATTTTTGCCCGTGGCGCTGGTAATAAAAACATCGGCGGAAGTAATGCTTCCGGCGATTGGGGTTGTAACCGCATTACTGAACGATTGCGGTTTAATATCAACAATTTGAGTATTGGCAGCAATGCTGATTCCTGTGCTGCCGGTTTCCATTCGGTACAAGTTTGTATCGATGGACACGCGGCGAGTCCTGTTAAGCGTTATCGCTGTAGACGCGCCTGTAGAACCAAAAATATTACCGCCAATGAAAATACCATCGGCCCAAACAAACCCGTTATCGTTAAACAGAATTCCAAACTTTGCCGCCGTTATTGTGTACTGGTTGTTCTGAATTTGGATGTTGGCCCATGACGCCCCTGCGCCTGCGTCAAAAATCATATTGCCATCAGACGCAAACTCGCTGCTGTTATTGGCAAAGATCAAATCGTAAGTGGCAGCGCCAGCGGCAAGAACCATCCTGTAATGGCAAGCGCCGTACAGGAACTTGTTGCCGATGATTTTTGTGCCGCCAGAAGAAATCTGGCGAATGTGCGTGCCGACGTTGTTGCTGTAATAGAAGACGTTGCCAATGATGTTGCTATCACCGCTGTCCGGGTTCTGATCGTTTTGAATCCATATGTGCGTCGAGCCAGCGTCAACGCCCGCAGACTCAAAATAGCAATCCATCACACTCCATGTCGCGGCGCGCGTAAAACGCAGGCCAATGTAGTGATTGGCAAAGGTGACATTGCGAAACGTCGAAAGCCCGTTTTCAAACGTGTCGTCTGTAAGGGTAAGCAATGCCCCAGATGTTTGTGGACCGACCGCCGTCAATGCAAGATTCTCAAAAATGACGGGCCAGTTAGTCGTAACCGTAATACCGCCGCCTGCCGCTTGCGTCGTTTTTAAGTTTGACGAATTGCCGTCACCGGAAATGGCAAACTCATCGTTTACTGCAAGCGTGGTGTAAAGATATGTTCCAGCAGGAACGTACAACCTTCTTTTGGCGGCGGTGGCAGCGTTGATCGCCGCCTGAATCGCCGCCGTGTCGTCCGCCACACCGTCGCCCACAGCACCAAAGTCCTTGACGCTTACCGTCTCGCGCATCTTGGCCTGCGCCGTGCGCGTGACTGCGCCTGAGCCGGCTTGGAGGAATCCCACCAGCGCCGAGCCGCCCGAAGCTGCCAGTTGAGATAGCGTGGCGAAACCGCCTACGTTGTCCACCGTCCAAACTTCGACGTCGGTGGAAGTAGTCAACTTAAATTTGTACAGCGCCGTGCCCAGCCACACCGAGGCTTCGCCACGCGAGTCAAGGATGATCGGATTCGGGTTAGCGGTTACACCGCCTGCGTCCGTATACGTTGCCTGCGGAGTAGTTGTCCCAGCGGCGTAGCTGTACAACTTGCCGCCGACCAGTGGGTTGCCGTTGGCGTCAAAAAATTGCAGTTTCGGGGGAGTTGCGATCACAGCCATGATTGATCCTTAGTCTTGGTATGCGCTGATGTTATCCGTTACGGTCAGAATGACGCTAGGGATCGCTGGCACGGGTGCCACAGCGGCTTGAGCCAAGACCTGCACGGAAGTATTGTCCACGGACCACATCAACTCAACGTAATCGCCAGCGCGCAACTGCTCAACGTAGTTCCACGACGTTACCAATTCGCCGTCTGTACCCTTCAGCCGCACCTGGCCGGCTGAGTTGGCAACGTCTGTGCCGTTGATACGCAACCAGATAAAGATTAGGTGGCTGCCGCCGCTGGTGTTGTCCAACTGGGCGCTGAACTGCAGGTCGTACACGCCGTCTTGCGCTACATACACCCGCGACGTGGGTGAGCCAATGTAGACATTGTTAGACAGATTTGTCGAGTTGAGCGTTATGGCGTAGGCCGTATTGATGGCCGCCGCCGTCTGCGTGGTGGTGTCGTAAAACGTCCCGTAGGCGCGGTTGCGTAGCTGCGGCGTGTAAGCTGGCGCGACGGCCAGCGCCTCGACCTGCTTGGCCAGTTCAGCCCACTGGTCAACGGTGACCGCTGGCAGCGTCTGTGAGGCTTGCTGCGCTGCAGCAAGCTCGGCTTGCACCGTGGCAACTGCCGTGTCGCTGTTGGGTGCGTGCTGTAGGTCTTCCAGCGTGGCGTTGCTTTGGCCGCTACCCGTCAGAAAAAACAAGTTGAGCAGAAACCGATACCACTCACGCGAGATCAGGCCCGTGCGCTCATCAACTAGCGGCACCCGTGGCGGCGTAATGTTGGTAAGGTTTGGCGGGCTGGTCATGCGTTGGTGCCGCTGATGTTCAGCTCAGCGCCCATGATGGCAATCTTCACAGGGTCCGTACCGCTGATCTCGTACACGCGGTCGCGCAGCTTCATCGTCATGCCCAGACGGCGCCAGAACACGCGGTGGTAATACTCACCGATGCGGCCCATTGAAGACCAATGCTCGTTTGACCAGGTATGGCCGCCGTCATCACTCCAACGCAGCATAACCTGCGGGTTGCTGCCTTGGCCAGTGTTCAGCCCGACACCCGACTCGCAGTCAAGTTGGAGGGTGTGGTGCGCCGTGCGTTTGAGCGTGTTTTGCCCCGTAGGCAGCGCCCGCCACGACCGCAGCCACCGTTGAATACTGCCGTTGTCCGCGTAAACGTCTTGGTCAAAAGCGTAGATGTTGCCGTTCTCAAAGTCCCCGACGACGATCTCATCCCCAAAATTCATCTGGCAGTTGCTGCGGTGCCGGGCGAACGATCCGTTGTTCCAACCGGCGCGCTCATGCCAAGCGCCGGTTGATACGTCGAACACCCATGTGGTGTTGGCCTGCGGAAAGATCAGCACGTAGAAGGCGTGGCCGTCTTGCTGATAGGTGTAGCCGATAGCGTCCGACAAGTTGCCGTACTGCTGAATTTGCCACTCCACCGCGTGCGTGCTGATGCGCTGACCGGTGTAGCCGTTGGCGCGGTAGACGATGCCACGGCCCCGAGCGTCAGACCCCAGCCAGAACAGCCCGTTGTCGAGTTTGGCGATGGAGTACGGCGCCGCGCAGCCGATCTCGTTAAACGCACCTTGGATGCGCTGCAACGGGAAGTCCGCAGCACCCGCGTCGTACCAGACCTCGACCGAGTTGGTGCCAAACAGCCACACCTCGCGGTGGTCAACGATCAGCCCCACCACGCCGTCTGGAGAGCCTTCAGCGCTGGCGAAATCCAGCGGGTCGATGCTGGTGCCGTCCAGCAGTTGCGTGACCCAGATCCTCTGACTGTTGGGCTCGTTGAAAACGAAGTATCCGTCGATGTACCCGACTGTCACGGCGCCGGGAAAATCCGGGTCCGTGATGGCTCCAAAGACGTTGGTCGCGGTGTTGTAGATGTAGCTCGGGCCGTTGGCCGCAATGAACAACTGCGTGCCGTTGTCGGTCATGCTGACCGGCCCTGTACCAGACACGCTGCCAATTAGCGTGCTGTTCCAATTGGTGTCAATCTGATACAGCTCACCCCCAGACACTACAAACGCTCGGTTTGCGTCGGAAGAAAAGCCCCACAGCCCCCGGATCGGGCCGCTGCCAACAGTGGCCAGCAAACGCAAGCCAGGGCAGCGCTGCAGGAACGCAGGTTCCTTGCCGGCTTCGGGGATGATCTCGGCAAACAAGTTCACCATGCGAGCATCCGCAGCGTTGACGCTGCGGGCCACATAGCTGGACCCGAGGATGGGCGTGCGCATGGTTTAGTAGTTACCGGCGTACACGTTGAACCTCTGCCGCGTCGCCACCAGCGAGTACGGCAGGCTCAGGATGTCGTCCGGGTTGTTGATGCGCTTGATGTTGCGCTTGGACGTCATGGCAATCCGCACCACCTGCGGCGGGGGCTCAACACCAAACTCAGGCGCAATTTCCATCGCCAAGTTGTAGACAAACGCCCGCAGGTAGCCTGGCGGGAACGACAACACCGTAGACAGCGTGGCCGGCTGAGTCAACTCTTGCACCGAAATGAAATGCCACTCCAGCAGCCGCGTGGGCACCGGGTAGATGTACATCTCAATGTTGGGGTAGGTCATGTTGACCCACAGCACCTGCGGGTACGTCGAGGTCACGGTTTTGACCGCGATGCCGTCGTACTGCTGCTGGTTGATCAGCTTGATGCCGAAGCTGACGTTTGTGCTGGGGTCGCGAAAGTACGTCGCGTCGTCCAGCAAAATGGGCCGGTTGCCCACAAAGTCGCCCGTTGGCCCCAGCGTGCGGCTGAGCACACTGGCAGGCCAGTTGAACACTTGATCTTGCGTCGAGAACACCGACAACCGTTCGGTGTTCCACGATTCAATCATCTGGTTCAGCGCCGTCAGCGAGTCNTGCATNACGGNAGCAGAAGACGTCTCGCCCTCTGCCAANACGCCCAGCANACGCAGGGCGCGNTNGATNTGATCACCCGCTGTGGTGGACATGGACAACCTCCCTACGGCGGCGGGTGCGCTCGGTCAAAGCGTTGACCGCAAGCGCCGGTTCGACATCATCGTCTTGCCCCGGAGTATACCGCGCCCACCCGCTGCGCTCGTCGTATTCCGCTTCCAACTCCATCGTCGCTACCTTAGCGCCGTGGATGGGGTGTCTCATGTAGATGATGGGCATAGAAGAAGGGGGCCGTAGCCCCCTTTGGATTACGAAGCCATCACAACCCAGTCGGTGCCATCGCACACCAACATGGCCCAAGCACCCGCCGACGCCGCAAGAATTGCGGTGCCTGCGGTGTTGGTGCTGATAGGCTTGACGTTGGACGACGCAGACACGACGGTCTGAGCAGCAATCGTCTTGATCCACACCACGCGGCCCGTGTTGGCCGAAGCGGTGGGGAACGTGACGGTGATGCTGCCCGCGCCGTTGCAGACGACAAAGTTCTCTACGTCGGCCAACGTGAACGAAGCCGTCTTGATGACGGGCGCGTTCAGGTCCAGTTGCGTGCCGTTAAGCACGCCCGTGACCGAAACCGAAGCGCCAGTGATGGCGCCAGTAACGGTAACGCTTTCAAACTCGGGGTCGCTGTACGCAACACCGACAGCCTTGGTATTAGGCATGATTGACCCTTTCAAAAATGCGCGGCCCGTAGGCCGCGCTGTGCGTCAGGCCACGCGGTACAGCGTCCAAGCGCCAGCAGCGCTCTTGCGAGCAATCATCATCGCGCCGGTGGTGATGGGAATCGCCATCGTCAGCGAGCCGGTGATCGTCCAACCAGTGTTGGTCGTGATCGTTGCGGT